GCTCCCAAACTTGCAGAAGGAGGCTTAGCTTTTGGCCCTACAATGGCAACGGTTGGAGATAACCGAAATGCACGAGTTGATCCAGAGGTAATTGCTCCACTTTCTAAATTAAAAAATATGCTTAGCGATGTTGGAGGCATGGGTGGAACATTGGAGACCAGGATAAGTGGCAATGATTTAATTATATTATTAAATAGGTCGCAAAAGACATTAAATAGAGTTCAGTAATGGCTGTAAGGTATCAAACTACGGTTTACAATGAGAAGGGAAGAAAGATAACTTTAGCAATAAAGGATACAACTTTCTCTGGGCAGCCTGGCACATTTGATACCATAAATATACAGATTCAATACGATTCCGAAAGCAGCCAAGGCATGGAGCGATTTTCTCCCATCATTGGATCACGCTGCAGATTAAATTTAATTATTAATACGGCTGGCTTACAAACTTTGCTCAATGACATTGGCTTTGCCGTTGAGGGCAGATTTAGTATGGAGTTGACAAGTTATGAGGATGATAATACAACAGTAGGTTTTAAATGGTATGGCTACATAGTTACAGATTTAGTTGAATTTGAAGACGTAACTACTGATGTAGGTTTCAACGCGCAGATTGAGGCGATTGATGGCTTAGCCTGGTTAAAGACATTGTTATATAAAAGTGAGGTAGGTCCCTATCTTGGGCAGGATACAGTTGTGCAGCATATTTGCAATTGTTTGAATCAATTGGATTTTGTCCAGGAAAATCTGGTGGCTAATAATTTACCCATCCTTCACACGGTGTTTAACTGGCATGAAAATAGTATTAATTACTCAGCTAACAATGACTTTGCTCTGCGCACAGTAATTAGTCATAGAGCATTTTATCACAGAGATACAAAAAACAATTATACTTATCAAAGCTGCTATGATGTTTTAAAAAAGATATGCCAGGCTTTTGGTGCAAGGCTATTGTTTAGCGGCAATCAGTATTGGTTTATACAGGTTAATGAATATTTAAATCCAAAGAATCACAGATATTTTAAATATAATGGATTTGGAATACAATCATCTGGCAGTTTTGATTTAGATTTTACTACACTTAACTTGCAAACTAATTTGTCTAATAGTGCATTAATGAGGTTAAGCGGTGGCAGATGGTCATATTATCCTCCATTGAAAAATGTTGTAGTACGTTATAATTATTTTGGAAAGCAGAATTTATTGTCTGGTAAAGAATATAGCTATGCAACAAATGCTACACCAGAGCAAGTTATAACTCCAACATTAGATAGCACAAATGTAGATGCCAGGTTAAGTTATACCGGTATATTAAACTTTTATGCTGCTGTAGTTTCTCCTGCAACTTTTCAACCTTATCAACTTGTGTTTGCCGTTAAATTAGCATCCATAGTCAACTCCTTCCCTTTACAAGGCTTTGCAAGTGCTAACTGGACATTAGGCAGTGGATGGCTTATTGCTGATGGAATATTAGAAGGAACATTGGCTGCGACAGAGGCATATTACACAACTTTTAGCGTGACTGCGAATAGAAAATATTACGTTAAAATAAAAGTTAAATTAGATAATACAGGGGAATTAAGATTGCGTTTAGGGGGAGTAACAAAAACAATAACTGAATCGGGCGATTATGAATATATAATTCAATCAACAAATACAAATACATTAAAATTAGATAGCATTACATCTCCAGCCTTTACTGGAAAAATAACTGCTTTAGAAGTTAAGCAAGAGAATTATTATTTAAAAAGATTAGTTAATTATACAACAGGATTTAATTTTCAACTTGACGCAGCAAGTTGGGAAACATCAGCTTCAGAATATGAATTTAATGTAGAAACTGTATATAATGATCTTGCTTTTGTAGTTAATAAAACAATTTCTTTTGACACATTAAATATTCCGGAAACTGGTGAATATGTATGGTCAATGCGCTTAAAAGAAATGCGAAATGAGGCAGGCACTAATATTATAAATGGTTATGCATTATCTTATACAATAATGAATAATTATTTAGAATTTCTTCCAGATGGAACAATAGGCGGCCAGGCAGATATAAAAGAATATGGATCAGATAATGATGAGAAATCTTCTGTAGTATTTGATTTGGACACCTACCTGGGCGATGGCATATCGGCAACTACAAATGGAGCATTAAAGGTTAAAGAGGATGCTGGTACATTTAAATTAAGTAATACATGGGATGTATCTTCTGGTCAAGGCTTCAACGCAGTTACGCAGCTTCTTGTTAACGAAGTAATAAAGGGTCAGTTAAGACCTCTGCCAAGAATGATTGATATGCCTTTCCAAAATCTATCCATTGACAATGTTTATCTGCCTCACAAAGTCATTGAATATTCCTCTGGCTACTATGTTTTTGAAAGAGGTTTATATGATTTAAATACAGATATATGGAGAGGTGATTATTTTAAAATTGATGATCATGCCTAGTTTTACAGAACGTACAGTTATATCAAAGCCTCGCGACTATGCTCAAGTAGCAAACAATGCAGGCAGCGGTGGTGTGGTTAATAATAATGTCACTGAAACAAAAAATAATGTGACAGTTACAGGGTCTTTAATTAATATATTTTCAGAAGAATTTTTAGCCGCATCCTCTAATATTCTTACCTACACAAAAAATAACGGTGTGCTGCCAACAACAAATACGGATGCATCTATACAAGTCTACCAAAATGGGCAGAAGCTTATAGGTTCACAATACACCATTACGCAGCCAGATACGATTACCATTGACAGCGATACCCACTATGATGGCGCAAATTACATTATCTTTGCAATAATTATAAACTGATGGAAAAAATAGAAGCACCAAAAAAAGAAAGGAAGTTTTTAAAAGCCATTGGCAATATAGGCAAGGTTTTAGCCCAGGAACTTGTGATGGGCATTGGCAGGAAGTTGATTGGTGGTATTGTCGATAAAATTAAACTGCCCAAAAAAAGGCAAGGCCTGATAATTCTTCTCCTGCTTTCCTGCGGCATTGCCTTTGCCCAGTACCCAGCAACTGGCAATAAACAAAGATTAGGCTTCCAGACTACGGCAGATGGCTTGGTGTGGAGAGGTTCATTGAGCGATACGGCAAGCATTCAGCCAACAAGCAATCAGAATGCATGGGTGATTTTAGATACGGTTAATTTAAAATTTTATTCATTTGATTTTACAAGCAACGTATGGAATCAATTGCCATCAGGAACAACGATTGATACGACATCATTAAGCAATAGAATTAATTTAAGAGTAAGATATGCAGACACGGCAACCATGCTTTTGCCATATCTACGAAAGGCAGATACAAGTTTATTAAATATACAATCAAGGTTAAATTTAAAATTAAACATTGCTGATACATCACAAATGTTATCTAATTATGCAACAAAAGCATATGCAGATACAAGTGGCAGATTTTATGCAAGACAAGATTTCAGCAATGTTTCTTCCTCAACCTTGACTTGGACACAAAGTGATACATTAGTAGTCGGTGGAGTTACGGTGGTTCAGGTTTATAGGAATGGTCAAATATTACTTCCAACACAATATACCATTCCTACCAAAACATCTGTCGTCATTGGTTCAACTGCATATAAAGTAGGAGAAAATTATACCGTTATCTTCCCTCGCGGTGGCGGTGCTGGTTCAGGTGGTGGAAGTGGTTCATTGACATCAATATCAGGAGGAACTGGTATAACAGTTAGTCCAAATCCAATTACAACAACTGGCACAGTATCGGCTGATACTACCTTTCTATTTACCCAAAGCGATACATTAAGTTTAAATCTTACATCAAGATTTGCAGCAAAATTAAACCCAGCAGATACGGTTTCATTATCCAACAGAATTAATACAAAAGGTTCAGGCACGGTGACAAGTGTTGCAAGCGGCTTCGGTTTACTTGGTGGTACAATTACAACAAGCGGAACATTACGATTGGATACAACTACGATTTATGCAAGGCTACAAGATTCAATTGATGTAGCTATTGGTGGAGATACAATAAAGATTTTAAAACAAGAATATCAACCTGCAACAACAAATATTTTAACATGGACAGTCACATCTAAATTTCCCATTCAATTAAAAACATATATTTTAGTTTTTCGAAATGGGCAACTTTTAAACAATGATCAATACAATTTAACCGATACAAATAAAATTACCATTGTTTCAACATCTTTTAAATCTGGAAGCAATTATACGGTTGCTACTGTTAGTGGCATAGGTTCGGTTGGTTCGGCTCAA